CTAATCTTTCACATAACCAAATTTTACTTTCAACTTGACCGTGACTAAAAGCTGTAAAATCAATCATTATTAAACCTTTCTTTTAACCATTCAAAATCATTAATTAATTTTAATTTATCGAGATTTTCAAAATTAACCAAAGCATAAACTTTACCAGCTAGTGCTCCTTTTATAGCATAACTGCCATAAGGTCTGTCATTACCCATTGTACACCATACGCTTAATCTTTTAAGACTTTCATCATTATCTTTTTTATTAATCACATTGATCGTTAGTTTAACTGCTTCCCTAAAAGCACTACGCCATGTACTAAATTCATCTACGTTAAAATTTGTGATGTTAGATACTTGTTCTATTACTTTAATTTTATTATTAATACTCAAAGTCATATCTAAACTTGTTGTGTCAACATCTAAAGTTAATCTTCTAGGCAATAATTTAACAGCTCCATAACCATATACAAGATCATTGACTGGATTACAACTATGGAAAATGTGTACACAATCTAAATCATAATCAGGAACAACATAATCAAATTTAAATTCTTCTAATACTTTTGCATCCCCATCAACAACCCAGAACATTTTAGTAAATGAACCTTTTGCTGCTATTATATGAGCATTATGGATGCCTTTTACATTAGTAATTCTTTTGGCCAATACAAATCTAGAACGTAATATTTCCCAGTTTTCATCAGCGTTAGGCTCATCATTTGAAATAAAAACTATGTCGTACATTGATAAAAACTCTTAAATCTACGCCAGTACTTACCTGAACTGATTTCGTCATTGTTCCAATGTATATGTGCAATTTTATCCAGCCATAGACCCCTATCTGGCATTGGAGGATTTTCTATCAAATCAAGATTAGTAAATCCCACATCATGGGCCCAACTATTCAAAGGATCATCTAAATAAACAGGAATTCCCTCAATTGCACTAACACAATTTGGTGTAGAGTTATATCCTACACTACACCAAGCATTAATTAAATCAGTTTTAATAGTATCATTATTGGATATAGCTACTCCTTTTCTTCCGTAAAGATATTGCAATTTTTTTCTATTTTCAGCATTAAAACTTTTATCACCTGGATGTAATCTAATAATAATTTTTCTATCTGTGACTTTTTTTAATCGTTTTATGACGTTGGCAATCCAATCTAAACCATTTTGATTAGGCATATTCCACGAAAGAGTTCTTTGACCTAAAATTAAAATATGACTACCATTTGCTCTCCAAGGTTCTGGTGTTAATTTATGATGAGTTAGAATATCATCTAATTTTGACATATATCTTTCGTTACCCAAGTAATATTCACCATCTGTTGGGTAAACGCTGTTTACGCTATATCTATGATAGAAATGACTAGATCTACTATATGAAAAAATATTACTATCTACAAAAATAATTTTGGCTTTTTGTAATTTTAGTGAGTCAATAATACGTTTTCTATAATTATTTTCTAGAGTATATCCCAGTATGAATCCAGCATCTAATTTTGGAAGATTATTAGTTTGACTTTTGAATTCGATAACTTCGTCACCACAAACTCTAACACCTTGATTAAAACAATCCATTAAGTTTGACTTATGTGGTGCTTTGTGGATATTAGTTATAGACGAATAAAAAATTCCTACTTTCATTGACTTTCTAAAAATTTTAACAAATTTTCTTTATTTTTAATCATTTCTGAAATCATATCTTCAGTTGATCCCGTCCAAAGACTTCTAATTTTTTTAGGAATTTTACTGCCATAATGTACAGTACCTAACGTATAAGTATGTAATCCCCCGCCATGATCTTTATTTTTAATTTTATAACTGGGATATTTTTCAAACAAGCTTTCTACAGCTTCGCCATCATATGCTCTATCAAGTTCTAAAATCTTTTTCGATTCCCAAATATTTTCATAATCATAAAGCAATTGGTCTAATCTACGATCACCCATATTAACTACGATATGCCCTGCATCTAATTTTTTAAGTTGCGACTCGCCAGTGGCCCAAATATGTTTGCTTTCGGCTAGATCAATTAATATTTGTTTAAATTCTTCTTGATTAAATTTTATAATTTCCACATCTGTATCTAGCAATACTACAAAATCATATTGTCTTAAATTACGCAATGCCCAAACTTGGCTTTGCATTTTACGCCAAAAATTTACAGGTTTAGTTCTATTACAAAATTCCGTAAATAAATTTCCTTGATTATAAACATCATTCCATTGAATTATTTCAATATTTGGTATATCTATTACATCTTCGTCACAAATAACATATTTGTTACCTGGCAATTTCTGCCAACTTGGTAAACAATATTTTGCTATAAGTTCATAATATTTTGCATCAGCTAATCCGCTCCATGCTACATTCATTTTATATCCCTCTGTTGACAATATTCAGTTAAAATTCTTTCTTTATGCCATTCATCTGCCATTGGTGTGTTGGCAAACTCATGGAAGGACGGAGCTCCTAAGGTATAATGTAATAATTTAGCATTAGGATTAGCACCGTATTCATCTGGGAGCCAATTCCATTCTTTAGGCAATTCACCTATTCGACTATCATCTAACCATGTAAATCTATGTAATTCTGCACCAGTTGCTTTCATTATATACTCCGGAGTTAGTATTCTATTTGGAAAACTATTACAATTCCAAAGTATAACACTAGACCAATTTTTTCGAGGATAATCCTCATTTTTAGCACCTAAGTATTTAACTGGCATTTTGGTTTTATAATCGTGCTTGACTACTTGTACATCAAATGAACTATTGCGTAAATTCCACAATTCTGTAATATCATCACGAACTATCATGTCGCCATCTATAAAGATAGCATGGCCACACCAGTGCATAAGGTATGGCACTAGGAATCTAGTATAGATAAAATGATTACTGCCGTCAGTATGAGTCTCATTGTAATCTTTAAAAAGATTCAATGCTACTGGTATAATACTAACGGGACTAGTACTGTTTCTTATTATGCTATTAGCACAAACATGGAATACTGTGGCCTCTCTAGGATCATACCCAATAAAAATTGGGATAATATCTTTCATCTATAATGTGGCGTCTTCTAACCCTGCGGTTCGAAGTTTTATTACATTACTTAGCTGCCATTGCTTGATATCCAACGCTTTTGTGATACCCAACCATTTATTACGTATTAAGGCAAATTCATTGATGGCTTTTTCAAATTCAACAACATCTGATTCGCCTTCTACATAACGTTCACAATCCCTACTGCTTAATGCTCTTTGATAGTTTTCTAAATATTTTTTAAAATGATGACTCTTAAGTTGACGCATTTCAATATTGAGGAACTCTAAGATAGCCTCGATTTCCTGTAATTGATTGAATCTTTGCTCCACAATACCAGGCATACTGGCTGCTGCTTTTTCTATATTTCCCGTTATACGGGCATCTTTTCTTGCTTCAATCAATTCATCTTCATAATATGCCATAGCATCAGGCAGAAGATTGAAATCTTGGCTAATCTTAGAGTACCACATGATCAATAATCGTCTTCTTCAGAATCCTCATACTCTTCATCAATCTCAGTGTCATCTTCTAAATAGTACTCGATAGCACTATCAAGATCAGCATCTGAGCCCATAGCACCTTGGAGAACTTTATCTTTAATATTAAAATCTGCTAACAAATCAACAAATTGCTCGGCAGCAGCTTGGATATCGTCCTTACCAATGAACTCTTTAAAAAAACACCAAATATCACTAATTTGCGTATCAGTCATTTTCTACAGTCTCCTCCGTTATGACTTCTTTAGGTTTAATGTTATGGAAATCCTCCATTAACATATCTAATTTATCATTTTTCCATTCTTTTCTGTAATATAAATGTTCTGCACCCTTACTATCAGTAAACTTGAGTCGATTACCTTGTTGTACTAATATGCCCTTAGCTTCAAACAAATCAACTAGACCACTATATGGATCCATGCCAGTTTCATAAGGAATCTTAATTTGAAGTGTTTCAAAAGGCTTGGCATAGCGAGTCTTCATAATCTTACAACTGGCTCGAATACCTTTTACTTCACTGATCTTGTTGCCATTCTCATCCTCTTTGAGTTTGAGTTTTTTCATAGCAACTACAATACTTGACGCATAAACAAAGCCTTGACCACCACTGATCTTGTCATCTGGATCAAACATATCTTGGCTAGCATAGGTATGATTAGTACAAACCATTCCTACGTTATAATTACCAAACATATTGACACAATTACGAACCAGTGCTGTTAGTGCTTTGGGTTTACGCCCCATATCGCCTTTTAGATCACCTGCTTCAAATTGATTAACATCAGTGGGAGTCAACAACATACCCAAACTATCAAGTACAAACAGAACTTTAGGACGTTCTGCCATTTCTTTATACTCTTTCATAAACTCACTGATAGTCTTAGCCACATCATCAATCATAGCCATGTTCAGTTTGAGCAGTTTATCCTCACCAGTATCTACACCCAGTGCTTTAAGCCATGCTTCATCTAAT